GCACCATCTCTTGGGTTAAGAATTAAATCTTCTCCAAAGTTATCATGTGACCATAATCTAATTTGTGCGCCAGGTACAGTAATTGCTGCGGCACTACCCCAACCAACAAAATCATCTGTAGGTAAAATATTGCCAACAGCTAATCGTACAAGTGTATTGTCTGCATGAGTTGTTGCTGTTGTACCACTATGTCCACGAGTTACAGTCATTGTATTGTCATCAGTTGTTGCCGATACAAGCATGAGTTCGTTATCAACTAATATAACATCATTAGCTGTGTTCATACCAGTTTCGTCATCTACATCAATAGCAGTTTCACTGTTATCTAAGGCTTCATTGAGTTGTGTTGATAAAGCACTACTTGTCGTACCACTCCATTGTCCTGCTCCCCAACCAGTACCTCCAACAGTTGTATTTAATCCTGTGTTTAATTGATATGTTCCTACAATACTACCGCCACCATTACCAGTGTCTGAACTATTAGCCGTAGCTGTAGTAGTTATTGTATAAGAGTTAGAACTTATTAATGAAACAATTTTATATTCTGAATTTAACACTGCTGCAGTTATGTTTCCACCTAATGAGGCAGCACCAGAAAATGTTACAAAATCATTCTCATTTGCCCCATGAGCAGGATCTATAACAGTAATCGTTGTTGATCCATTTGTTGCACTAAAAGTAACATCACCAGCACTTGTAGTGTTTCTAATTGGAGTAATATCGTTAAGTGTTTGACCTTCTTCAATATAATATTTTAACTCAGTACCTATACCTAGAAAATCAGAGCCATCAAGTGCTACCCAATTATGCAATCGTCTGGCAGAGCCTTGAAATGTGTTAGTTGTATATTTAGACCAACCACCAAATTTTTCTGGAAAACCAAATCTAAACCTTACTTTATCACCATCAACAAAACCACCCTCATTAGTGTAAGCAGTAATATCAGAAACAATTCCAGGTTTGTATTTTAAAGATGTAAATGGCATTAACCTATTCTCCCTGCTACAGTACCATTGTTTGTTAATGATACATTACTTTGCCCTAATATGTAATACCCAGCAGATCCAGCACTTGATCCTGCTGCTCCATTTGTAGGAGCTGTTGATGGGTAAGATATAGTTGTTCCAGAGCCATTGCCCCCAGCAGATCCTGCAGTCCCATTAGCTCCTAATGCACCGCCTGCACCGCCTGCACCACCTGCACCTGCATTTGTTCCTGCACTTCCTGCACTACCACCACTTGTGGCTGATTGAGCAAAGCCTTGACCAACACCACCTGCACCGCCACTACCACCAGTTGACGGAACATTAACCGCAAGGGATAATGAAGAATTCATATTATTATAAAAGAAATTTCCATTTGGAGTAGAGCTTCCATATGGTCCTTGTGTATAATTACAAAAATAATAAGTTGTGTTTGCTGCTAAATTTGCTTTAACACCACTCCAAGAAAGACCGCTTCCATAATCTGCTCCGCCTTGCCCTTGGCTTTTTGTATCTTCGGCTGTGCTTATGTTAACAACAGGTGTACCACGATGTCCTGTTTGTCCGTCTTCTGGAAAAGGATCTGATATGGAAGAAGACAAAGAATATTCTGCTGCTGTATTAACTTGAAATGAATACCACATTGGCCCTCTGTTTGATATAGTAGAACTAGCAGATGTTCCTTGTTGAACATTTAATCCCCATTCACCGCTGCCTATACCAGACCATGCTCTTGGTCCAAACTGTGTTAATACAGAATATGAAACAAAGTCAGGTTTATCTCCTACTTTATCTACAACACTTGATATCTGAGCAGCTGTTGAAGCGCTGCCTACACCACCTGCTCCGCCATTGCCGCCTCCTCCACCACCGCCTTTGATGTTAGAACTACTATTATTGACTACAGTTATTGCTACATCTGCTTTGATTGCAGTTCCGCCATCTTGACCAGCAGAACCGCCTTGACCATATATATTTCCTGAATTAGTAACTGTTATAGATCCTGCTCCACCAGAAGGAAATTCTAAAGCAGGTGTACCAGATGCAGTGCTATATAAATTAACACTAGAGTTTACTACAACTTCTTTAGGATAATCCACTGCGTAATCATCGCCAAATATACTCGTTCCTGATTGTTGTGTAGAATTAGAAGAAAATGTTTTTCTCCAACCCTTTGCCTGTGAATAAAAATCACTAAAACTTATAGCTCCACTAGTTGGTATTCCAGCGGCTAAGTTAGTTGCTGTATTATTTGCTGCGTTAGCTTTTACGTTAGTGTTGGCTCCACGGAAATAACTAGATATATCAACGGCACTACTACCGCCTACAAATTCAGCCCTAATATCTGATGCTGATATAGTTCCTGAACCTGTTAATGCCATTATGGGCTTCCATAAGCTGTTATGTTATTTGCTGATGTTACAGCACCACTAGATGCTAGTTTGAATACTGTGGTGCCATTATACTTAAATAATAAATCATTATCACCTGTATCTAATTCTATAGACCATTTACTAGACCCAAATAATATAGACTTGCCATTTGTGTCTAAGTTACCACCTAACTGTGGTGTAGTATCATTAACCAAATCAGTAGGCACTAGAGCAACATTGGCGTTTGACCCTGCGCCATCTGCATAAACAATATTGGTAGCACCATTGGCAATAGCAACAGTTGTCCCACTACCTCCACCTTGTTTGATGGTAGCTGTTTGTCCTGTGCTATTTTTAAATATATACCATTTTTGTTGATCATTAGGATCTATAGTTAAATTAAAAGCACCAGAAGGAGTGCCTCCCAGTATTATAATTTTATAATGGCCATTAGATAATGTTCCATCGCTTGCTGTTAATGTTGTGTTTCCACTAACTGTAAGACTTAAAACTCCATTAACTGTTCTATCAATAATATCTAAATTATTATTAGTTGTGTCACCCCAAGTACCCGCTTGTTCACCAGAACCTATTTTTTCTAAACCACTGTTATTTGTATATGTACTAGCCATTTTTACCTCATACTTCTATTTCTGTCCAAGTTTCTGCACCTGATGGTGTTATTGTAGTGTATGTTTCATCTGCATCTGGCGTTATATTTATAAACAATAAATCTCCAGCTGATGTTTGAGTAAAAACTCCTGTTTTTGTTGCAACACCTGATGCTATTATATTGAGATTTGTGTCTTGTGTAAACTCTGATGTAGAAGTTGCGTCACCTAATCTTAATCTCACACCTACAGATGTTTTTGTATAACTAAAATCTAGTTCTGCATTAGCTCCACTACTTATAAAAGTTCCTGTTGATGTTTGGGTAAATGCAGGTACTAATGTAGAAACACCAGACATAATACCCACACCTGCATTTGCAGATGATGCAATACCACTCATTTCGGACACACCTGCTAATAGAATGGCTTGATCAGAAAAAGCCCTTTCAGCAAATGTAGATGCACCTAACATTAATCAGCTTCCTGTATTGTATTGCCTTCAGCTACCCATTCTTGGATTGCTTGATAATCTGTGTTTGCAGGGTCTAGTGGTACGGATAAAACTACATTAGTTCCAACTTGAGTTACTTGATAACTACAAAACTCATTTGTAATTGGGTCTTTGTTTTTCTTTACTGTATTTATCATTGATAAGTCCTATAGCTCTGCTGTTACTGCAAATTTAGCTGCTGAATTTGATGTTCTTATAAATCCTGCGTGACCTGCTGTGCCACTAATATCTGAATTGTTATAAAACTCTAATACTCTAGTACCCCACTTAGTTAAAGCAAAATCATCTACAACATCGCTACCCCCATTTCTGTAAAAAGTATAGTATCCAGTTGCACTTACTATTTCTAAAGTTGGAGTTGTTCTCATGTCACATGGTAATTCTAAATTAGAATACAAAGTGCTTGAATTATACATAGCACCCATTGATACAGGATGAGAAGTTCCATCTTGTGAAGATGCTCCGTGAGCAACCACAGCATAATACCTCTGACACAAAGCTAGTTCTTCTCCAAATGACCTATGCTCAAATGGTGTGGCTTGTGAGCCTACTTCTAGTTGGACTCCAGTTAGAAAAAAGTTGTTATCTGTACTACTAAAAAAACTATCACCTCCTACAAATCTATTTGCGTCTGTTCTATTTTGCCATGAAGTGTTTAGTGTGCCACTAGTAAAATTAGAACCTCCATGAAGCCAAAAATTAACTGCAAGACTTGCTCCATTGTCATCATCTAATGGACTTGACCCATCATCTGTATCAGCATCAAATATCATTTCATGTCTTACCCAATCTGTGGTGGTTGCATAAGATTTTGCTATTATTCTACCATTATCATAATCTTGTATCTCTGCGACCAAATTTAAAGCAGAACTTGCCTTTACATAAAAACTTAAAGTAACTTGTTTTGCTCCTGTCACACCTTTGTTTAATAATTGTACATCTTGTCCTTCTAAACTTTGAGCTATATATAAAAATTCATTTGCTGCAATAGAGGTATCTGCTGTAGTACAATCAAGTTTTAAACAGTTAGCAAACCCAGTAGGGCCATCAGAAGTTTGTGACATTGTAAATCTACCTGCTGAATTTCCAAGTTCTGCTTTCCATCTATCACAAGTAAAATATCCTGCCGAAGCACCTACTCCAGTAGCACTTGTT